TTCACGAGTGCTTTACCATGGCCACAGAAAGGCCCTGGCGTTGAGTTGCCTTTCGGCGGTACTGCCGCTTTAAACGTCGCTTCTGATGCTTCTATTAATATGCCTGCTGGTTATCTCGAATCTTCTTCTGCTTCTGCCGCTGTTAATAGAGGTTTCTTCCCTACTAATCTTTCCTTGGGTTCTCGTAGTGGTTATGGTTTCGATAATTATGAGACCAATACTATCTATGGTTTTGGTGGTAATCCGCAGGAATTTCCAATCAATTCTATTAAAGGTGTTAATGTTGATTTAACGTCCGCAACTTCTGTAACTATTAATCAGTTCCGCGAAGCGTTTCAGATTCAGCGTTGGTATGAAAGAGCCGCCCGCGGTGGTACTCGCTATACGGAAATTATCCGTAGCTTCTTTGGTGTAGTTAGTCCTGATGCTCGCTTGCAACGCCCGGAGTATCTTGGCGGTTCTTCTAACCGCATTGATGTTAATGTCATTCCGCAGACATCCGGTACAACTGATGTTTCGCCGCAAGCTAACCTTTCTGCCTTTGCTGTTGGCACTAATGGCCGTGGCAATGGATTCAGTAAGTCCTTTACGGAGCATGGTTGGATTATTGGCCTAATTAATGTTAGAGCTGATTTGACTTATCAGCAAGGCATTAATAGGATGTGGACGCGCTCCACTAAATTTGATATGTATTGGCCAACTTTCGCTTTCCTCGGTGAACAAGCTGTGTTAAATAAGGAAATATTTGCTCAAGGTAATACTGATGATGACGGCGTTTTTGGCTATCAGGAGAGGTATGCCGAATATAGATATGCACCTAGTCAAGTTACAGGCAAGTTCCGCTCCACCTATGCGCAGTCTTTAGATTCTTGGCACCTTGCTCAAAAATTTGAGAATCTTCCTAAGTTGAGTCCGGAATTTATTGTTGATAACCCTCCAATTGACAGAGTTGTTGCCGTGCCGTCCGAACCTCAATTTTTGCTTGATTGTTGGTTCAATTTAAGTTGTGTACGTCCTATGCCTGTTTATGGCGTCCCTGGCCTTATGGACCATTTCTAAGAGAGGTGAATATATTGAATGACTTACAAATCTCAACTATTGCAATCGTATCTTTATGTATTATTGTTGTCCTACGTACTTTTGGTCTGATTTGAGGTGTTACCATGGGTTTATGGTCTGCTATCCGTGGCGATGTTTTTGGTAGCCTTGCTGGCGGTCTTATCGGTTCTGCTTTTGGCGGCAATAGTGCCAAAAAGCAAGCCGCTCTCCAGCGTCAAAATTGGGCATATCAACAGCAAAATGCTCATCAGTTTGAAGTTAGCGACTTAAAGGCCGCTGGTCTTAATCCTATTCTTTCTGCTACTAATAGCCAAATTGCCGGTATGGGTTCCGCCCCTTCTACCTCTGATAATGGTGTTGGAGCTGGCGTTACTAATAGTATTACCGCCGCTCTTACTCGTCAGGCTAACGTAGAAATTGAAAAAACTAAAGCTGATATTGCTCTTAAAGAAGCACAGACAAATGCCGCTAATGCACGTACCAATGCTATTAGTGCTGGTATTTATGGTAATGATACATCTAAGGCTAGTGAACGTTATGGAGCCGAAACGGCTAATATTAAGGCTGATACTGCTTTAAAAAATTCTTCCAAGGCTTTACAGGATGCTCAAAAAACTTATGTTGACATTCAAGGCCGTGAGCTTGTTCGTCTTAATGATGCTCAGATTGCTTCTATCTTTAGTCATATGCAAAATGAATCTGCTTTGACTTCTGCTCAAATTTCTGAGATTGAAAGTAAAAAAGCTGTTAATAATGCACAGATTAAGGCTTTGGAAGCGCAAGCTAAAGATGCTATTGAACATTCTAATTTAACCTATTGGCAGAAACTTGATATTATTACTGATATTAATTCTGCTTCTCGTAAATTGCAAAATTTAACTGACCAACAACGTTATGAGTATTTATCTCAGATGCCCGGCAATATTCAGAATCAGACCGGTTTTGGCTTAACTTTGATGAATCCGTTTACTAATTTTGGTATGCGTGCTGGTTCCGGTTATGTTGGTTCTCGTAAGAATTGAGGTGATAAAATGAATAAATGGTTTAGTGCTCTTTGCGTCGCTATTGGTGCGGCCGCTACTTATCTTGGTCAATTTATATTTGGGAAATGAGGTGTTTTCATGAAGCGTAGAAAAATGACTAGAAAAGGTTCTAAGCGTCTGTTTACTGCTACCGCTGATAAGACTAAAGCTATTAACACTGCTCCACCGCCGATGCGTGGCGGTATCCGGTTGTAATGGTTTGCTATCATCCGATAACTGCGTATCAGTTGCGCCAATGTAAATCTAACGGCAAAAAAGCTATAGTATTTGGCGCACCTCCTGCGCAACCTTTTGACGTTGTAAATCTTCCTTGTGGTCAGTGCATCGGTTGCCGTTTAGAGCGTTCTCGTCAATGGGCAGTGCGTTGTATGCATGAAGCTAGCTTACATTCTTGTAATAGTTTCTTAACGCTAACTTATGATGATGCTCATATACGTTGGTCACCAATTACCGGCGAACAAACACTATATAAGAGAGATTTGCAATTATTTATGAAGCGGTTGAGAAAACATTTAGAACCCTTGAAAGTGAGGTTTTTTGCTTGTGGAGAGTATGGTGATAATACTTATCGTCCTCATTATCATCTTATTCTTTTTGGCTATGATTTTAGGTCAGACCGACGATTGTATAAGATGTCTAATGCTGGTTTCCCCTATTACATTAGCGATACTCTTAATAAGCTATGGAGCTTTGGTTACTGTCTTGTGGCTGATGTTTCGTTTGATTCCTGCGCCTATGTTGCTCGCTATGTAACAAAAAAACTTAACGGCGAAGCCGGGAAATTAAAGTATGAAGGTATTCAGCCGGAATTTGTCAACATGAGCCGACGCCCTGGTATTGGTGCTGATTGGTTTGCCAAATATGCTGGTGATGTTTACCCGTATGACCGGGTAATAATCGTTGATAATGATAAAGTCCGGAAATTACGCCCACCTAAATATTACGATAAACTTTATGATGCTATTAACCACGATGAAATGGAGCTTATCAAGGAAAAGCGTGTTGAAAATGCTAAACTGCATGAGCAGGAAATATATACTCCCGGTCGCTTAGAAGCTAAAGAAAAATTCAAGTTGGCTCAAATTAAGAGCCTAGAAAGAGGTAAAACAGATGAAGCTTTACAGTGTATATGATAAAAAATCTATGATTTATGGTCAAATTATGACCTGTCAAGATGAGATTCAAGCCAAGAGATTATTTGAACGTGCTGTTAATGATGATGAAACTATGTTGTTTCACTATCCTGAAGATTTTGTCCTTGTTGAGATTTGTGATTTCGATGAGCATACCGGTAACATTACTACTTTACCTATGCCTAAACAGATTTTGGAAGCACAAGCATGCTTTCCAATCGAAAAATAAGTGAAACACTCGTTTTTTCACTTACTTTTTCGATTCGCCGCCGGCAGGCACTGAAAGGAGTTGATTTACATGAGATTTAAAACTATTTTTGATACTTACGAAGAAAAGCAAGGTATTATCTTTAAAGAACCCACTATGACTGTACAGAGCGAAAAAGATAATTGTGACATCAATGTAATTATGAATCGTTACGCTACTTGCGGTACTCCGCTTCCTTATCGTACTGACGGAGTTCAACCGGTTTATGCTGACGTTAGCGAGCTTGGCGATTACATGGAAAATTTTCAGCGTTGTAAGCAAGCTGAGGAAATGTTTAATAATTTGCCCAGCGCACTTAGAAAAGAGCTTGACAATAACCCGGCTAATCTGTTACCCTTTATTCAAGATGAAAAGAATAAAGAGAGGTGTTATGAATATGGATTACTTAATAAATCTGTTGTCGAAGCTCCTAAAGCTTCTGTTGTTGCTCCTAGCGTGCCTGATAGCGTTCCTGCTGTTGATGTCCCCGATAGTAGCGATAACTAATAATTTTTAGTTTAAAGGCCGCCGCTTTGGCGGTCTTTTTTTATTGCGAACTTTGGCCGAGGGTGTGGGAACAGTTGCCCTCTTGATGTAACTGTTCCCACTGACACCATTCGACAACCTGTCGATGGTTCATCGAACCTTTTCCCCGTCAAAGGTTCATAAAAATACGGCGTTTCCGTATAAATATTTTTTTCGTTCCGGTAGTTGATATTATGTTAAATTTTCCTTTTCTCAGGCGTGAAATTTTCATGCACTGCAATTCATTGCACCTGTGTAATTAAAAGTGCCATTCATTTACTTGCTGTTCAAGGCTTTTTTCCGTTTCAACGTCGGTTTTTTTGATAAAAAGCATTGCTGTAGCAGCTTTTTGGTTGCAGCTCAGTAAAATTTTGTTGTTATAAGCAAAATCCTTCAGCAAATCGGTATCAGCATTGATGCCGATAAGAGCTTTTTCCTGGGTGAAGTCAAAATTTGTCTTATAATCCTTCAAAGCAAAGTATTCGTTGCTGAAACCCTTCATGCGCTGCAGACCTTCGGAGATAAAACTCTCAACCGCAAGTCTGTTGGCAACAGGCGTTGAAAGAAGCTCCTTGATTTCAGCGTCGGTAATGTTATCAACACTGGCAGTAATC